TATTAATATTATTATCAATATATGGTTTGATTTTTAAGAATTTGTCAATTGAAATAGGATCTAATTTATTCCAATTAACATTTTTGAGAACATATTGTTCTGCTACGTTATGAAGAGCAGTCCCTGCTCTTGCAGCTTGTGAAGATATTTTATTTGCTCGTTCATAACCAATATTTTGACGCCAACGAGCAATACCGTTTTTGCTTAGATAATTTAGAGCGGTAGTAACGGAGACAAATTCGTCTCCGTTTTCATTAATATAAACTCTTTTACCGTCTTTATTTGTTCTATTTAGTTTATGTTGCTGTAATAAATTATATTCAAAGTTCACGATGCTAATCTTAATTGATTTGATGATAATTGACTTTCAGCTATAATAAATTGTTTTACAAAGCCAGAACGTACAATATCATCTATTCCAAATTCAATTTTTTTAATTGAATCAACATTATCTAATACTGTCATCATTTTAGATAAACCCGATTGTTCATTAAATCTAGTACTTGTTAAGTCATCTTGATATAAGTCTCCACATAAAATAACTTTACTATTATCTCCAATTCTAGTTAATACTGTTTTAAGTTCCATATAACTTAAATTTTGACATTCATCTATAACAACTATAGAATCATTAATAGTAGTACCTCTTAAAAATGAAGTTGATTGAAAGTCAATAAGACCTTTTAGCTTCAATATATCATATGCATCACCACGATTAAATAAATCAGAACAAATACCTTTATATGGTGCTTCATATATAGCCATTTTTTCTTTTTCAGTACCAGGTAAAAATCCCATATCTTTACTTGGTTGAGCTGATCTAATAATAGTTAGATTATGATAATTTAAAGCTGAGTTATGGAATATTTCTTCTAAAGCTAAGTAAATGCTTAAAAAGGTTTTACCGGTTCCTGGTGAACCATGAAGAAATAAGTTATAACCCGCATCATAAGAATCAAAGGTTAATTTTTGACTTTCGGTTTTAGGTAATATATTATTTAAAACCATGCCTTTCTGTGGTACAGTGTCACGTGGATTAAGTACTTCTTGTTTTCTTAATTTTCTACGCTGTCTCTTTGATAATGACATGTTTATTCCTTATTGTTATTAAAGTTTAAGTTATTTTTAAACACATAACAAACTACTCAAAGGTATTAATATTAGCTCCTCTGTTATTTTTTTGTATATTTTTTAATACTTCTCTAAACCCTGAATCTGGTTTGATGTTATGTCCGGATATAAATTTAGAGGTCTGAATAATAGTAGATAAATGAGGATTAGATTCTTTAAATGAATCTAATTCTGACATAGGCATGACACGTTCGAAAATCTCTCCAGTATCATTGTTTTGAAATGTATATGTTGGCATATAGTTTATTTATATCTCAAATTAATTCTAAAGACAGTAAATCATCAATATTATTTGATCTTAAAGCATTATATAATCTTTTTTCTTTTTTATGATTAATATATTCATCATGATAATAACTATTTTCATGATCACTATATTTTTTTTCTTCACATTTAAAATAATTATATTTTTTGTTTTTGTGCTTATTACTCATGAAATTAGTCCTGGAAATGCCTCTTTAACAAGTTTTTCAGTAATACCTTTATATGGTATAATTTTATCTTTTACAGCTAACAATAATTTAGCTTCAGCTGGATGTAAAGATTCTAATACTTCAATAAATAATGATTCTCTTCTAACCGGATGCAAATTAGTATTACCACCCTTTATAAAAAGATATAATTTGCGTTGTGCTGCGTACATACCACCATTTGAATCATAATCATCTGCTTCTTTATATGGTGGATTACCGTCTGGTAATACAAATTCGATATTTTTATCGAATGCATATTTCAATAATATTTTCATTGTTTTATTCGGATGATGCGATCTTAAAAACTTAATTTTATCTTTTCTTCCAGAAATTTTTTCGCAATCACTTAAAATTTTTGAGATTAATGGTAATGACATTTTAAAAATCACCTATGCTTTCATGTAAATGTTTGAGTTTATATTTAATAAAATAATTGAACATCTTAGTTCTAGTTTTTCCTTCTTCATTATTATATTGTTCAATCACTTCATCTTGTATAATATTAGGAATATAATCTAAATCAATCAAAAATTGATTACGTTTAAATCCTCGTAATAATTTTTCATCATCAAATACTTGATCATATGTAACTTCTTTTAATTGTTTTAACCAAACTTCTAATTTTTTACTCATAATAGATTTTTGTCTTTCATCAGTAACTAAACAATCATCTGAAGATAAAAAGTTTGGTATACCATCGCTAGCATCACCACGTATAATGTGTTCATATAAAAATCCTTCTGGATCATTAGTACGCAACGATCTTTTACGTGTTGGATCCCATTGACTAACATTTGAATATTTTTGTAGTTGTTTGAAGTCTTTATCACCAGATAAAATAAGAATTGGTTCACCACCAAGTTCAGTACCAAATTTGTGACACAAAGTACCAATTACATCATCAGCTTCAGCTGATTGTACATTAATAACACGATATGGAAAATAATCTTTTATTTCATCACGAATTTTATTTAAAGAAGTGAATATAGCATTCCAATCTAATTTAGATTCATCTCGACCTTTTTTACGATTTGCTTTATAATATGGATAATTTTGTTTACGCCAATTATTAGTAGAATCAGTACAAATAATTAATTCACCAAATTCGGATTTAAATTTTTTATAATTGGCTCTAATAGTATTAAGAATCATATGCCGCAACAAATTTTCATCTACCTCAACTACATGCCCTTGCAATTGAGCATGTAGTGTAGATAGCATTACTTGTGATAGATCTAGTAAAATCATAGTATTTTCTCCATTTATAGAACTATTATATATTAATTAGTTTTATAAGTAAATAGTTCTTTTGGAATACTGCGATCTTCATATTGTGCTTTTAAACTATTTATTAACGATTGCCATTCTCTTGCACGTAATTTCCATGAATAAAAAATATCAGCATAACTTTTAGTAGACATTAAATTGGATTTATATGCTTCATCATTAATTTTTCCAATTGCTGCTTCTAATGTTCCATATAGATATGACATATGTTGTTGAGGATCTTCTTGCATTTGATACATCATAGTCCAATTGGCTGCAGTTTCATATAATGCACCATAATTACTATGTACACATATTAACCCAGCACTCATTGCTTCCATTAAACATAAACATGAAGTCTCTAACCAAATAGATGGATATGCAAAAATATGAGAATATTGTAATGCTTTTCTTATTTCAGCATTAGATACTGAACTATGATTAGTCATGTGACTATGGTTATCAATATAATCAAATAATTGTTTATATGGTTCGTCTCTTTGTTCCCATCCATATAATTTAAATGATGAATAAACATCTAAATGAATATTATTATATTTTTTAGATAAAATATTTACTACTGGTACTAATAATTCAAGACCACGATTTAGAGTAGAATAATAAATTAGATTAATTTTATCTTTTGGTTTTTCATATTGTAAATCAATTGGATTAATAGCATTTTGTAATACAATACATTTAGAATATGGAATATTATATTGATTAATATATCCTTGCATTTGCCAATTAGATACAAATACAAATTTATGAAATTTATTTTGATTATTTTTATCTTTTAAAAAATGTGATTCTGGATCGTCAGGAAGATCATGTGCCCAGAAGATTCTAATTTTATTATCTTCTAATTCTCTTACTCTAGAAGAAACAATTTGTACATCTTTTAAAACGTTTGTATCTACATGATTAATAAGTTGATGAGCTAGTAGTTCAGTACCACCCATTGCATTTTTAGTTAATTCATTACGAATTATATTACCGTCAACAATTTGAACCATTATCCGGCAAACTCCTGAGAAAATACAAGATTATCATTTCTTACTGATTGCACTACACCTAAATTTCCTTTTTTAGATACTTTATCAAAGTGAAAAATACAATAAGTATGGTTTGTGTCTACTTTTTCTAGTATATATACTCGTTGACCAGTTTTTTTAATTTTTACTGTTTTCATAATTTAATCACCTTTAATTAATGATTTGACATGGTTCCTATGAATTTTACCACCAATAAATGAATTATGATATTCTAATGGTTTAAGTAATACTTCACATTCAATTTGTTCTTTCATTTCAAGATATGAAAGTTCACCTTTTGATTTACATAAGTATAATATCTCCCTTTTAAATCTATTTGGTCCATATTCTTCAACTAATCGTTTAACTTCTTCAGAACTGCCATGATAGGTTTTCCAATCAGTTTCAACAATCTTTTTACGTTTTCTTTTTTGACCTTTTAATGGTGGTAATTTTTTTGTTGTAATCCATATTTTTTTACCAATATATTTCATATTAGTTTCTAAATCAGTAATAATATAAACAAAACCAATTATACCATGTTCTGAAAAATTAATAAAATCTTGTTCAGTTATTTCATTACCATTATAAATCCAATTGTTCATCATCAATTATTGTTATTCCTATATTTGCTGCAGATAATATTTTATTACTATAATTATTATATATATCTTGCCAAATAGGATTTTCAAATGATGATTTAGTCATAACAACATTTTTAATACCAGATTGAACAATTGCTTTAGCACAATGATTACATATAGGTAATCCCCAAACATATATTGTAGAATCATTTAATGATATACCATTTTTTGCTGCATTCATTATACAATTTACTTCACCATGAATAATATATTCTAATTTTTCTTCTCTAGAACAAGTTAATAATAGATCATCATCCATACCATATGGTAATCCATTATAACCAGTTGATAATATTCTACGATCTTTTACTACAACAGTACCAATTTGTTTTGATGGATCTTTGCTCCAGGTTGATACTTCTTTTGCAATTTTTATAAATCTAATATCCCATTTATTCGTCATTTGATTTATATGCCCATTCATCACTATGTCCAACTGTCCATTTATCATTTTGTTCAACACTATAATTTTGTGTGCATACTTTAAAATTAGGTGTTTTTAATTTTTCCGGTATTAATGAATTATCTTTCCATATAATTCTATTATTTGGTTGACATGCAAATTGACCATTATCTAATTTAATTACATTAAATGATTTGTGTTCTGGATCATATTCAGAAAAATTAGTATCTAATGTACTAGATTCACTGTGACAAGAATCAATAGTATACATGTATTCGCCTTCATGATATTTTTTATCTTTACCAAAAAATTTACATCTGCCTAGTAATGGTTTTTTAATAACTGTTATATTATAAT